GCGCCTGCAGGACATGGCCTCGCAGAAGGCCGCAGCCGAGCACCGCGCGCGCGAGCTTGAGGCGCGGCTCGCCGAGCCCGTGTACCGCGCGAAGCCGACCGACGCAAAGCTCGTCGACCGCTCAAGCGAGGAGTACGCGCAGCGCTGGCTCAAGGCCGTTGCGAGCGGCGACGCGAGCGAGATGCGCAATCTGTCGCTCGGCTCTTCGGGCGCTGGCATTCCGACGGACATGGAACGCCGCATCGTGGACCGCATGTTCCAGGCCAACGTCCTTCGGCAGATCGCGCCCGTGTCGACCATCGACTCGAAGCGCACCATCCCCGTGCAGAACGCGCTGCCGACGACGAACCTCGTCGCCGAAGCGGGCACCATCACGCCCGCCGACCCCACCTTCTCGACGGCGATTTCGGTCGTGCCCCACAAGCTCGTCACCGCGGTCACGATGTCGCAGGAATTCATCGAGGACGCGATCGGCAACGGCGGCATCGGCAGCGGCCTGCAGTATGTCGCGGACAAGTGCGGCCTCTCCATCGCGCTGAAGCAGGAGGAGTACTACACGACGGGCACGGGCAGTTCGCAGCCGCAGGGCATCTGCGATAGCTCGGGCGGCATCACGCAGGGCGTCGACCTCGGCGCTGGCGTCGCGGTCACCACGATCGACGCGGACGACGTCATCGACACCGTGCACGCGGTTCCCGTCGCGTACCGAAACTCGCCGCGCTTCCGCTGGTTCATGTCGGATACGGCGCTGAAGGTCATCCGAAAGTTGAAGACGACCAACGGCGACTTCATCTTCTCGCCGGTCAACACGGGCGGCGGTCAGAATGTCGCCGGTCTTCCCGGAACCATCTACGGCTTTCCGTACTCGATCGGCCAGTATGTGCCGACCGCAACCTCGAACGGCAACATCTTCGCGGTGGTCGGCGACTTCAATTATTTCGAGATCTTCGACCGCACCGGCATCACCTCGATGGTCGATCCGTATTCGGCGGCGGCGACGCACGAGTCGACGCTCTACGTCTACACGCGGACGGACTCGCACATCATGCTGCCCGAGGCGTTCGCGGCGATCATCGGCTGAGCCTCTTCCTCCCTTCGGCCTGGCGCGGGAAACCGCGTCGGGCCGTTTCCATGGCCATTGCGCTCTCCACCGTCAAGGCCGCTTTGCGGATCGACTACACCGCCGACGACACCGAGCTCACCAGGCTCATCGCGGCGGCTGTGGCGTGGGTGGAGAACTACTGCGGATTCTCGCTTTCGAGCGCCTCGCGCACGATGTACCTCGCAAGCTGGAAGGACACCGTGTTTTTCGTGCAGCCGGTGACCGCGCTCACATCGGTCGCATACACCGATCCCGACGGGAACGCCGCAACGCTGACGAGCGGGACCGACTACTACTGGGATCGCAGCGTGCCCGTCGATGTCCTGCGGTTCCTCGATGAGCCGCCCGCGATGAAGGACGGCACGCTCGCGACCGTGACCTATACCGCGGGCTATTCGACGGAACCGGACGAGGTCGTGCAGGCAATCATCAGCCTGGTCGGCAGCTGGTACAACAATCCAGAAGCCACCGCACCCGTGCAGCTCTCCCAGGTGCCGCTTGGCGCGCAGTACATGCTTGAGCACTTGCGCGTGAAGGGGCCGTTCTCATGATCTCGTCCGGGCGCCTCAAGTATGTCGCGACGGTCCTTCAGCCGAGCGGCGTGAAGGACGCGCTCGGCCTGCGCGATTCTCAGTTCGCGGGCAACCGCGAGATGCGCGTCGAGCTCTCGCAGATATCGAGCTCGGAGCAGATCTACGCCGACGGCGCTAGCGATGTTGCGACCTGGCGCGTTCGATGCCGCTGGCCCGACATCGCGCGATGCCAGTGCACGACCGCGTGCCGTCTTGCCGTGCGCGGGAAGACGCTGCGCATCACGGGCATCGTCAACACCTACGAGATGGACCGCGTCGCGGTCATCGACTGCGTGGAGGTGACCTGATGCCCGCGCACGAGGTCGAGGAGGCGATCCGCCACATGCTGACGACGGGACCGACCATTTCGGTTCCCGATGACCGCATCACCTTCGGCTATCGCCTGCAGTTCGACGCGCTTCCGGCGATCGTCTTCAACGTCACGGGCATCGAGACGGTCGGAATCGGCGGATCGCCGCATCGGGTGGCGTCGGTCGAGTTCCGCGCCATCGCACTCGAGGTCGCCGACGCGCTCGACATCGTGCAGGAGATTCGCGACAAGGTCGCACCAGGAACGCACAACGGCACCACATTCGACGCGATCCTGTGGGAGAACCGCGTCGCCGAGGAGCGCGCCGCGGAGCTCGGAGACGAGCAGGGCCCGGCAGTCGGGCTTGCGACCGCACAGTTCTACTACCTGGAGTGACCAATGGCCAACTCTTCCGCCCTCGCTTCCATCTCATTCGGCGGCTCGACGATCTCTGCCGTCGGGTCCGTCACGCTCACGCTCAACCGCGCGCCGTTCGAGGTTTCCGAAATCGGAAACGCCAACGCCCAGTTCATCGCGGGCTATCAGAATGCCACGGCCCAGCTCGATGTCTTCTACAGCCAGACTGACCACAGCGCGCTTGAGGCCGCCATCAACGCGGCAAGCGCCGCATCGGCTGTCGTGCTTACGCTCGCAAGTACCGACACCATCTCGGGAAGCGGATTTGTCACCGCGTACAGCGTGACGGCCGCGGCAAACGATGTCGAGCGGGCATCGATCACGATTCAGTTCACTGGCGCCATTACCCTCGCATGATCTCTGACGCATTCACCCTCAAGCCCGCGACGATCTCGATGCCCGACGGCTCGAGCATGACCGTCCGCCGCCCGTCGGCGCTCGACATGATCGAGGCGATCGCCGAGTCAAAGCGCGCGCCCGAGACCTTCGGCGCGTGGCTCGTCTACCGCCACGCCCGCGACGGCGATGCGCCGATGTTCGCGACGCTCGACGAGGTCCTGAAGTGCGACGCGCACGCGGTCGCCGCCGTGTCGGCCGCGATTCAGAGGCTCTACGAGGAAGGCCGGGACTAGATGACGCCGCGCGCGGGCTCGTCCGCGCGGCGCTTCCCTTGATGAAGGCGAGCAACCTGGCCGAGATCCCGGCCGCGCTGATGAATGTCCTCCTCGACATTCCCGACTGGACCTCAATCCGTGAAGCGCTCTCGCACCGGCACCCGCGCGGTCTCAATTGACATCGACGCCGACTCGATTCGCGCCACGCTGCGCGACCTGGAGGCCGTGCCCGTAAAGGTCCGCTCCAAGGTTGCGAAGAAGTCGCTGCGCACATGGGGCAAGCTCGTCGCGAAGAGCGTCAAGCGGAACATCTCGTGGAACGCGAAAAAAACAAAGCGCAATGTGCATGTCAAGATCGCGACCTATCCGCGTGCCGCCAGCAATGCGCGCGTAAAGCGCATTTGGCTCGGCATTGGCGTGAAACGGTTGCCTGGAACCATCCGCGAGGATGTCGGCGCGCGTGCTCATTTCTATGAGGCTGGCTGGTCACCGTGGCCTAAGGGCGTCAAGCCGAGAACGCCGCTCGACCCTAAGCCAAAGCGTCGAGGCAACTACCGCGGACAACCAGCAGCACGCATGCGCGCCATCCTTGCGTTTGTTCGGCGTCAGAATAAATGGCGCGACAACTTGAAGCGCGTCCGTGGTGTCCGCGTTTACGCGACGCGGTTCCTTGCTCGCGCGGGCGCGGCGAATGTCGCGCGCCTGCCCGAGATCCTCGCCGACGGCGCCCGCGAGGCGATCATGGAGGTGTCGCGTGGCAAAAATTAGTCCAGTCAACATCCCCGTAACCGTCGATCCGACGGGCATGGACCGCGGCATCGCGCAGGCCGAGCAGAAGCTCAGGGCGGGCGCGACGCGCATGCAGCGCGCGGCAACCGGAATCAACGCGGGCGCAGTCCGCGGCGTGGCTGGCGCTGGCGCGTCTGTTCTCGGATACGGCGCGGGCGCGGGCGCTCTTGGTGCGCTAGGCGGCGCAGGGCTCGCGCTTGGCGCCATTGCGCTTCCGTTCTTCGCGGCCAACAAGATCGCGAGCGCGCTCGAAACGGCCACGAGCGGCGCGGCGGAGCAGCTGCGCAAGTTCCGCGAGACGGGCGATGTCGGGCGGTTCGGAAATCAGCGGTTCATCGACGCGCTCGCGCGGCTCGAGGAGGGCGCGAAGGCACGCGCTGCCGTGCCGTCGTTCGGTCCTGCGTTCTTCGGTGCCGAGCGCATCGCGGCAGGCGGCAGACAGACCACGAGCGAGGCGCTCGCGAGCCTGTTCGCGCCGAGCGGCGCGTTCCTGGGCGCAGCGCTCGGCGGCGCCGACATCCGCACGGCGCTCGACATCGCCGCGCTCTCGCAGCTCGGGCCTGGATCGGCCGCGGACCGCGCCGCGAACCAGGCCGCCGTGAATCAGCGCAGCCGCGCCGGGCTCGGCTACCGCGGTCCGCTCGAGGCGCCCATCAGCGGACTCTTCGACCTGATGATCGAGAACAATTTCCTCGGGCTTCGCAGCCTGGCGGAGTACGGCCTGTGAGCACGACAACCAGCAGCTACACCTACTGGACCACCGGGCTCGCAAGCACCTACGGCGACCGCGGAGTCGGCACGCGATTCACGCAAACGAACGTCATAACGAAGAACGCGGGCACGACGATCGACTTCGACGCCGAGCTCGCGACGCTGATCTCGGAAGGCGTGGTGCCCGAGCTCGGCGACCTGGCGTCGGGCACGGGACTCGGCGCCTACGCGCGCTGCCGCGGCTACAGCGTGCGGAGCGGACCAGGGCAGCAGATCGTTGTCGACATCCAGTACGACACGCAGTATGTGCGCGACCCGTGTCCCGGCCTTGAGGGCGACAAGTACCGCCTTCCGTCCTCGATCAGCTACTCGACGGTCATCCGCTCGACGCCCGTGTTCCGCACCGGGTGGACCACGGCACCGCCCGCGGGCTCGGACGCGAGCGCCGACATCGGCGGCAGCGCGCTTGCTGGCGGGCAGGTCAGCGTGGCGCAAAATGTCGCACAGGTGCGGATCAAGCTCTCCTTTACGCAGGACGCGACCGCGACGGGGATCTCGTCGGCGGTCACGCTCGCCAACTACGCGGACAAGCTGAACAGCGACACCTTTCTCGGCGTTTCCGCGGGCTACCTGCTGTGCGAGGGGGTGAACCTCATTCAGACGTCGCACGAGTTCTACACCGTGCAGTTCGACTTCCTGTACGACCAGTGGGCGCACCATTCCCAGGTCGCCGACCTCGACGGCGACGGGCGGATCAAGCAGACGAGCGGAGCGCCATCGGTCGTGAAGTGGAAGCGCGTGGCGCGCTCGTCGACCGCTTTCAACAACATCTACGCGAGCGACACCCGGCTGAAGGCGATCACCGAAGCGGGGTACTGGAACTGCCCATGATCGGCGGACGCGACAACCTCGACCGCTGGCGGTTCGACATCAACCGCGTGACGGACGCGCCGCAGCCGCACGAGCCGATCGTGTATCTGCTTGCGGTCATCACGGGCTCGACGCTCATCTCGGGGTCGACGAAGCGATACACCTACACCTGGGCGGAGGCGACCTTCGCGGTCACGACGCCCAGCACCAAGTCGGGCGGGCTCACCGGCAGCGCCATCAGCGTGTCCGAGCTTTCGAACGACGCGACGAACAAGTACGCGTACGGCGTCGACCCGACCAACCTTCCAGGCACTTTCGACGCGGTCGCGATTCCGACCGGGACCTATGTTTTCATCGTGCCCTACCGCGGAAGCGACGGCGCACTTCAATGGCTGATCGTCAACACCCAGGCGATCGACGGCACCTGCGAATAAGGAGCAACAATGGGCTACGCACCAACCTTCCACGAAGCGGCCACCGGAATCACCAACGCAAGTCCGATGACGAACGTCGCTACATCGACGACGACGGGTTCGTTCGAGTCTGGACCGCGCATCGTGCTCATGTCGGCCGTCTCGGACTTCTATCTGAATTATGGTTCCACGTCGACGGCGACGCGGTTCTACGTCGAGACGAGCGCGATGCCGTTTCGGATAATCGTGGATGACATGAACGAGCTGTACGCGCAGTCGACGAGCGCTAGCGCGGTGAACCTGTTCATTATTTCGTACCCGATCAACACGATCGTCCCATGAGCGCCGAGATTCTCGCCGCCGCCGCCGCCGTCTGCACGTGCCTTTGCGGCTCGACCTGGCTGCTCGCCTCGAGGATTTCGCGCCTTGACGTGCACCTTGCCGAGCTGCGCGTGCTGGTCGCATCGTTCGAGAGCCGCATCGCGCGGCTGGAAAGGCTCGTGGATGAACGCTCAAAGTAATACGGCCATCGCCATGTTCGCCGCACTGCTCGCCTGTGGGATGCTCGTCGCGAACGGATGCGACATGCGCCAGCTTGTCAAGGTCGACGCTCCGCCCGCCGTGCTCGAGACGCTCGATGTCGAGGGTCCGATCTCGCTCGCGGACGCCGACCTGATCTACGCCGACTGGCGCGAGTGGGTCGAGCGGAACACCGAGCGCTTCGAGCGAGCCGTGCAGGCGGCGGACGAGCGCTACCGGTTCATCCATTCATGGGTCGCGATCGGCATGGACGCCGCCGGCACGGCGTCTGAGGGCATTCCCTACGGCGGGCTCCTGTTCGGCGCGCTCACGGGTGCGGTCGGGCTCATGCTCCCGCAGCCGAAGCTCGTCGCGCCGAAGAAGGACGAGCTGAAGGCGTGAGCGGTCATCACTGGCTTTGCTGCTGCGCCATCTGCGAGACGACGAGTTTCAGCGTCGATGTCGCGACCTCGATGTCGTATACGGCGGCCTGCACGAGCGACAACCGCTACTTCGCCGGGACCTTCAACATCAACAATCCGACATCGACGACGCAGCTGGTCGGGCGTTTCAATACGCCGACGCCGCTGGGCGCGTGCGGTTACAAGTACCTGTGGTCCACTGAAACGGCTCTCGGTCTGTATCCACCGGTCGCAACAACATACACGGGCGTCACCGGGTGCGGGGGGGTCGGGCTGTGGGGCGCCGATCGCCGCGCGATCATCCGGTACAGAAAGCACGACGGGTCGATCGCCGACGAGTTCGTCGCGGTGCTCGACGTGTATCACCAATGGACGAACTTCGTGAGCCCGCCGCTGATACCACGCGCCAATGTGTTCGTCGGTTTCCGTTTTGGATTGACTCGCGCGCGCGACGAGTGTCCCGACGGCACCTACAACCAAACTGGCGTGTTGTCGTACACCGACTGCGGCGGCGTCCTTCGCCTGCTCGGCGCGTGGTTCGGGCACGCCGGTACGGGATTGTTCCCTATGTCGATCACCATCAATAGCGGGCCGACCGGCGACACCATCGTCTCATGACCTGTCGCCACCACGACGGCCGCGGATGCTCGCTCGGCCTGTACGGCGGGCGTCCCTCGCCCGGCGTGTGCGCGCAGTGCGACCGTTACGACGGCCCGTCGCGCGGGCTCGGCGACGTCGTGCACGCGGTCGCGGGGGTCACTGGCGTCGCCGCGGTGGCCCGCACGGTTGAGCGTGTGACGGGCCGCCCGTGCGGATGCGCGCAGCGGCGCGCGGCTCTCAACAAGTTATCCACACCCAAGAACGCCTAAAGTTGACGGCGCTGCGTGCCGATGTATGGTGTATCCCGTTGGCGCTCAGCGCCAGGAAGGAAGGCACCATGTTGACCGATATTCAGGAGGCGCTCTACCGCGCCGAAGACGCCGCCGACGCAGGCAATCTCGACGCGTTCCGTAGCGAGATCATCGAGGCGGAAACGCTGCTTGCTCGCTACGGCCGCGGCTACAGCAACGAAACGCGCGTGTACTTGCGCGACCGCATCGACACCGTCCAGCGCCTGTTCGCGGAGGCATTCGCATGATCGGTTTCGTGCTCTACATCTCGGGAATCGCGCTGTTCCTGTTCGGCGCCGTCGCGCCGTTCGTCGTCCAGTCGGACGCGGGCCGCGAGGCGAAGCGGAAGGGGGCCGTGCGATGAAGGATGTCTCTGAACTGCCGTTCGACGAGCGTCTCGCACGCGATCCCCAGTTCCGCGCCGAGTGGGAGGGAAGCCGCGTCGACCTCCACAACCCGAAGCGCAACCCGGACGACCACGACTTCCATGACGAGCTGTGGCTTCGGTCCAAGATCGTCCAGGCGGGCGACCGCAAGACCGCCGACATGCTGCTGGCGGCCTCGAGGGAAATCGCGCGCCTCGAGGCGGAGAACGCCACGCTCCGCGCGAAGCTGAGCGTCGCCGTCGCGGCGCTGACCAAGGACCGTCCGCTGCCGGAAGGGCGGGCGGAATGAGCGAGGACATCGTGACTCGTCTACGCCGCCATCGCTGTGTGACTGGTGTTCGCACGGTCATCGACGACGCCGCCGACGAGATTGAGCGGCTGCGCGCCGAGCGAGATGATGCAAGACGGGAGATTTGCCAAGTGAAAGGAACCGTCAGGTGGAATCATTATTTTCCACACTTTGATCCGTATGAGTATGCGAAGAATCGTGGATGGGACTGCTTTAAAGGGAGGACGGAATGAGCGACGACATCGTGACGCGGCTACGAGAGATCGAATGCAAAGATGCGTTTGCAGCGGCGCTTATCGAGAAGGCATGCAGGGAAATCGAGAGGCTACGCCGAGAAGTCAGGGAAACGCAGATGAATGCGTGCTACGCCTTTGCTAGGCGCCTGAGCGTCAATCAGAACGCCAAGGCACTTTGGTACGCGAAGCAGATGGGCTGGAAGTGCTTTGAAGGGGGGACGGAATGAGCGAACCTCGAAAGACGAACTGGAGCGTCGGCGACAACGAGTGGATTCCGGCGACCTTCGCCGAGTACATGGCGCGCCATCTGCACGCGATCGGCGTCTCGAACCAGACGCTCCTCATGGAGCTCGAGGACGAGTTCAAGCGGACGCGCAAGGGGCCGAGCGGACGGGACCGCACCGAGGTCCAGTGGGGCGCTTACGAGCGGACGGCGCTTGCGCACGCCGAGCGCGTGCGGGCGGCGGTCAAGACCGCGAAGCGGGACGCGCTCGAGGAGCGGCTCGCGAGCATCGAGGAGCGGCTCGCCAAGCTCGAGTCGGTCGACCCGTTCGAATCCCTCCTCCGACCGCACAAGTGATCGAGATACACCGAGCAACCAGGAGAACGCGACCCATGAGCAGTAAGGACAAGCTCGCGCAGGCCATCCGCCTGCTGACCGAAGTGCTGAACGGCGTGCCCGACGCGCCGATGGAGACGCGCCCGAGCGCTCCGCGCCCGAGCGCTGCGCCCGTGCCCGCCGGATGGCAGAAAGCGCGCGTCAAGGCGGTCTCTGACAAGGAGGTCGACACCAAGCGCGGGCCGAGCCGAAAGGTTTCGCTCCGCCTCGCGTGGATCGACGCGGGCGAGTCCCACGAGGTGTGGGCGGGGACGTTCAGCGGTCCCGTGCTCGACGATATCGACCGGCTCGGAATCGCTAAGGGCGTCGACATCCTCGTCAAGGTCGAGCAGCGCGGCGAGTTCTGGAACCTCATGGGCGTCGCGCTGCCCGGCGGCATCCGCGAGGACGAGGTTCCGTTCTGACCAACGGCGGGCGCGTGCCCGCCACGCCCGTCCGCGGATTCCGCGTGCACCGCGGACGGGCCATTGACTACAGGCGGGCGCGTGCCCGCCGCCCCCTGCGAGATACCAGGGGGTTTCCCGCCTTTCTTCCTCGGGACTAGTCCCGATCGGCCCGCCCAGTCGCACCCGGCTGGGCGGGCTTTATTGTGGAGGAACCGCATGGAACGCGACCAGCTCGACAAAAACGGCAAGCGCAGGCCCGTCACCACATTCCGCACGGACGGCATCGCCGACTCGATGAAGGAGGCCGACCGATGGATTCTGTGGAAGGTCGGCGAGCGCGACGGCGCGTGGACCAAGGTCCCGTGCGACGGCACGGGTAGGCCCGTCAGCGTCACGGACGAGGCGAACTGGCTGTCATGGACGGAGGCGCTCGAGGCGTGCGAGGATGGCGCGCTCGGCATCGGCTTCGTGCTCGGGCAGGGGTGGGTCGGCGTCGACTTCGACAAGGTCGCCTATAACCGCGCACTTGAAGACACGCCCGACGGGCGGTTCATCCGCGATTGGATTTGGCGCTGCGGCACCTGGTGCGAGTGGTCGCCGAGCGGGACGGGTCTGCACGCGATCTACCGTGGCGCGCAGCTGCCGCCGTGGTCGGCAAACCGCAGGCAGGGGACGCCCGTCGAGGTCTATGACGCGGCGCGGTTCTTCACCGTTACCGGGGACGCCGTCTATTCGGATCGGGACGCCAACATGGACAGGGGCGCCCTAGCCGCCGTCTGCGACCGTTGGCTGCGCAAGGAGGCCGTCGGCACGGTCGAAACGCCCAAGCCCGCAGACGGGCTTTTAGGCGGCTCGGAGGACGCGAGCGCCACGGATTGGAAGTTCGTCTGTGCGGCGCTGCAGGCGGGCACGGCGCCGATCGTGGTCGAGAGCATGCTGAGGCTCAAGATGGAGCGCGAGAATCGGGGTGACAAGGCGTCCAGGGCGGACTACATCCCGAACACGGTCGCGAAGGCCGCGGCGACCGTCCAGGCGACGCCGCGAGGGCGACCGCTGCCGCCCGCCCCGCGCATCCTCGAGCCGAAGCCGTTCGAGCGGCCCGAGTACCCGGTCGACATGCGCGAACCGCTCGTCGAGGGGCTCTTCCGGCGGGGCGAGATCGTGAACTGGATCGGCTCGAGCAAGACGGGTAAGTCGTGGCTCCTCCATCGGCTCATCATGGGGCTCATCTCGGGCACGGGATTCCCGAACAAGCGCGGCTGGTTCACCAGGCAGTCGCGCGTCCTCCTCGTGGACAACGAGCTGCACGAGGAGACGATCGCGAACCGACTGCACTCGACCTCCGGCCAGGTACAGGTGCCCGCCGCCGTGTGCGCCGAACGGCTCGAGGTGCTTTCGGCACGAGGGCAGTGCATGACGCTCGACGATCTCGAGGCGACGCTCGAGGCCAAGGGGCAGGGGTACTACGACCTCGTGGCCGTCGACGCGCTTTACAAGATGATCCCCGCCGGGCTCGACGAAAACGCGAACGCCGACATGGCGCAGCTATACAACCAGCTCGACCGCATCGCGCTCAAGTCGCGCGCCGCCGTGCTCGTCGTGCATCACGCGACGAAGGGTGTGCAGACGGGCAAGTCGGTCATGGACATCGGCGCTGGCGCCGGTGCGATTGGACGCGCGACGGATTCGCACATCACCTTCCTGCGGCACAAGGACGATGGGTGCATCGTGATGCAGGCGGAAACGCGGTCGTTCAAGCGGCCCGAGCCCGTCGTGCTCTCAACGCTGCCCGCCTGGCCCTGCCTAACGATCGACACGGAGCGCGATCCGACGGAGCTGTGGCACCCGAATCAGAAGCCCGAGGAGTGAGCTTCACGGTTTACGCTCCTAGTCGCCCCCTGGGGGTGACGCCAGGAGCGTACCGTGGGCGTCAAGGGGGCGCAAGCCCCCCCCATTGCGCTTTAGATGCAATGTGGATAACTTGGGGATATGGTCCACAGTCGCGAGAAAGGTACCCGCGGTGAGCTCGAGGCGTGCGAGGTGCTTGGCCGCATCGGCTGGGACTGCACGAGGAGCGTGCAGTACTGCGGCCGGGCGGGCACGGCGGACATCGTCTGCGACGGCGTGGCGCTCCATTTCGAGGTCAAGCGCACCGAGCGCCTCGCGCCGTATGCGTTCCTCGACCAGGCGATCCGTGACGCAAAGAACGGCCACGCGCCCGTGATCGTGTGCCGGTCGAGCTACAAGCCCTGGCTTTTCGTCATGCGCGTCGACGACGCCGTTCAGTTCGCCGAGGAGCTGCTGAAGGCTCGAGGGTGGAGGCCGCCCGAATGACTTGGGCGCACTGGTCCAAGTCGACGCCGTGGAAGGACCGTGAACGCATGGTCAAAGGCATCCGCTGCAACAGCAGATGGAACCGATGGCGTCGGCGCTATCTAATGTCGCACCCGACGTGCGCCGAGTGTGGGCTTGCGGGCGAGGAGGTGCACCACATCATCCCTCGAGCGCAGGCGCCTGAGCTGATGTATGACGAGGCCAATGTCATGACGCTGTGCCGCAAGTGTCACGCAACAAAGCACTTGCGTCCTTCGCGTCCTGAATAGTTATCCCCAAGTTATCCACATGGGGTAGGGGGGGGTAAGCGCAAAAACCGCCCAATTCATTGGGTGC